ATCTCACCAGCCCAGAGGAGTGCAAGAACTTGACGGAACCCCTTAGCCCAGCCTTCCTTACTGTCCTTAACGACAACGATAGACTCACTCTCGAAGAGCTCAGGTACTTCAGGGAGCTTGCTGATGAACTGACGCTCAACGGAGAAGCCGACACCAGTACCGCAGAGGAGAATGTACATAGCCTCATCGAAGGACTTAGGGTCATCTACGGGTAGGTAGCTACAATTGTAGCCTGCAGTATTATCCCGGTCAAGTGCTGGGCCAGCTGTCATCATTGCTCTCATAGATGGCATGATCTCTTGCCCAATAATGGCTTGCTCAATGTCCTTGATGTACGTGTTGTCTTGGCCACCCAACGCTTTACGTACTACGTTATCCATGTAGCGGCCTACTGTTTCACCCCATGACTCACGGCCCTTACCATCAAAGTACTTGGCGTAGCGTGACTTGTGAATGAATGATTGATAGTCTGTTGGTAATTGATTGCTCATCTGTTGTCACCTGATCCTTTAATAACGCCACGCTTTGCACGACTGTTTAGTTTATCCATGTTAGCTTGTAACACCTCTGTGAGGCTACTGTCGAAGTAATTAGCTAAGGCTGTAGCGTAGAACACAACGTCACCTAACTCCTTTACAATCTCATCTGGTGATACCTTGTTGGAGTCTCGCAGCATCTTCTTGATCTTCTCTGCTACCTCACCTGCTTCACCTACTAATCCTAGAACATTCTCAATTAAGCGTGTCTCTCCCTCCGTTACGATCTTATCTTCAACCCAGTATGAATAGTCCTGTGGTCTTACGTCTATCATATTAACAAACGCATCTATGTCATGCTTCGTAATCATTGCCTCTCCTTCACATATAAGTTCTCTATATCCAAGTCATCTATGTCATAGATAATATCTGTAATCAAGTCATGTATGTCTTGCTCATGGCTGTCCTCGTATGAGGATAGTATGTTGTTGCTATCATCTAACTTAGCAACAAAGGTCACGCTAAACTTCTTCATGCATTGCCCTCTGTCTTAGTCCAGCGGTTTAGCGTATAAACATTATCCTCTACTGAGACTTCCTGTAACTCTTTTAGCTCTTCTTCTGCTTCATGAAACTGATCAGGGAACATATCCTGCATTATCTCAGACCTTAGATCAGAGAAGTCCTCCCAAGCATCAGGGTATATCTCTAAGAACTTCTGTGCTGCTGCCATAGTTAGTGCTTCATCAAGTGCAGCCCTCATGCCATCCTCAGAACCAGCATCACCAAACACCATACCTGTCTTGATGTTACCATTCCACTCATCATCCTCAATCACAGGTGATAACACAATAGCTACATCACCAGGTTTAATCTCGTAGGACATTACATTCTCCTTTTAACTTTGACTCGTTGCTCTTTCATACGAGAGCCTTTTTCTTTCAGCCATTCCTCAGGTATCACACGGTGTGCCCACTTAAAACCCTTCTGATCACACCAATCGCAGTACCTACTCTTAGATCCCTTGTAAAGCTTTGAATTAGCATTACTAAATACAAAACGAATATCTAGTGTTGGGTGCTGTCTCTGTACTTCAATATGTTTACGCCTATCACTAGCAGCAAACAACCCCTTCATCTCAATTATGATACCATTGTCTAACTCAAAGTCAGGTGTGTAAGTGCGGTACTTTAGATCCTCCCATTCTATCTTTATCTTTTCATAGACTACGATCTTCTGTCTATCCTTGAGGAACTTAGCAGCCTCTACTTCAAGACCACTGCGATACATGTTAACGTTGTGACGCCTCGCTGTATTAGGTTTAACCATTAGCCCTCCGCTAATTCTATGTAATCAATCATAGGTGGGTTCTTAGCTTTAGAGTTAGGTGAAGGCAGGGTCTGCAGTGTAGGCCAGCACTTGTGCTTGAAGGCACAGAAGCCACACTCAACACCTAGCTTAGTGTTACCTGTCTCCTTGCGATAGAATGTTTCCTTGATAGGCTCAAAGCAACGCTCAAAGGGTTCATCATTGTCGATGTATTCTGTCAGTTCAGTGATGTCTTGCAGTACAGCATCTTTATCAACACCATCCGCTGCAACGTACTTAAACTCACCGTTAGCCTTGTTGACTACCCACCATCCACCAACCTCCTTACCTGCGCCCTCTGCGTAGCCTACAAGCTGTGGGATGTACCCAAAGCTATCGCCTGTAGCTAAAGCATCAAAGGATGCAAACTTGTTCTGGTAAGACCACGGTGAGGCAGACTTAACATCATCAATCTTACCGTCTAGCTCCATGTCATACTCGCCACGGATCTCCTTACCATTAGACAGCTTAAGGGTAACATAGTCGTTGTCCTTAAAGTCTATACCTGCTGATCTCATGATGCCCTTGAACACAGCCTCAACAATATCACCAAGGATCATGTTCATTAGGAAGTGTGGGGGGAAGGGTGTCTTACCTTCAGGATCATTCTTATCAAACCATAGCTGACACTTGGGCCTACCAATGTTAGACATACGTAGACGGAACGCATCACGTGGGCCTGAGTTGAACTGCTTATTCATAGCTGCTTCAACATCGGAGGCAACCTTTTGGGTCACCTCCTTTGTCATAGTACTCTCACCAGCCATTGCCTTCTGTAAGAAACTGAAGACCTTTAGTTCTGCTGGATGATTCATTACTCCACCTCAATGAAGTCGTTGTTGAGGATGTCATTAACCACAGCCTCATCAGAGGCAGACATACTCTTATTGCTACGCTCATTGTGTAGATCCAGAACCTTACCATTGATGTACTCTACAAGATCCATGAAGTCCTTTAGAATATCATTGTCAGCGTCAGATAGATCTACTGCAGTACCTAGCTTGGCTTCAATCTTACCAAACTTAGCACCAGTAGGGATGCTATCCTCTACACCCACCATTTTAATAGTAGACATGATAGGCAGTAGGTTCTTACGGTTCAAGCCATTCAGTACAGCATCAATGCTCTTGAGTGAGTCACGGTTCTTAACATCCATAACCACAGGCACATCAGTGTAGTTACCTGTCACAGGCTCTCCCTTATCATTCACGGGATTGTCTAGTGTTACCGTACCGAAGAATACCTTGACACGTTTGACGGAGCGCATGATCTGCTTGGTGGCATCAGGCAGTGACTGGAAGTCTTCGATGTATCCTGTAGGACGCCCAAGGTTAAAGCCACCCACGCTATCCTTCATGTCACCATTGAGTGAGTTAGACATTACAGACTTCTCCATCTCTTCTGTCTCACTGTTCCAACGTTGCCACTGGTTGCGCTGGGCAAAGGTACGGAATGTGATACCATTACTATACACCTTATCGTCACCCTGCATCAGAGTGAATGCACCTACAGGCACAACCTCTGTCTTGATTGTCTTACCGTTAAACTCCACCTCACCCATGATAGGCTGATGGATCATACCGACACGTGCAATAGATGGTGTAGCCTGCTGTGCTGGTGCGGAAGACACACCCATAAGCTCAGCCATAGACTGTCCACGATCTGCTGCTATTTGTAGTTCATTGCTCATTTCTATATCCTTTTAATAGAGTCAAAGAGTACCTAGTTATACCTCATACATCCACTGTGTCAAGCCAGTTTGGCCCAATCTTAGCTTCTAATAATAGAGGCACATTCATTCTTATTCCATACACTGACTCAACTAGATCAGTCAAGCCCTCATTCATATCATTTATCATTGATAGAACTTTATCTTTCTCATCAGGGTGTATGTCAATCACTGTTGAGTCATGCACAGTATTCACCAGACAGGATTGCATAGGCTCAAGACGCTTGTACATCTCATTGAGTACGACAGGTACGACATCACCTGTTGCAAAGCCCTGCACTGGATAGTTCTTAATCATAGTGAAGTGTGTCACACTCCCGTTTGACCTACGAGATATGTCAGGGAAAGCATACTGTCTACCCGACACGTTAGTAATCTTATTGAAGCGCATTGCTTCCTCTCCTAAGTTCTTATGCCATGCTGCAATCCCCTTATACTTAGCAATGAATTGAATGTAGTAAGACTCCTCTGCTTTACTTCTGCCATAACCTGTAGCGCCGAAGAGGGGCGCAAACGTGTGTTCCTTGGCTTGCTGGCGTGTCGTAGGCTGACCTGCATCAGAGATAACCTTGGCTGTGTAACTGTGAACGTCAAACCCTGTGTTGATCTCCTCCATAGCAGTCTCATCCTGGGCTAGGTATGCAGCAGTACGGAACTCAAGCTGAGCAAAGTCGGCCTCACAGATCTGTCCACCATCCCAGCGTGATACAAACACTCGTTTAACAGGGAACGTACCCCCACGTGGCATGTTCTGCATGTTAGGTTCCTTACCACTGAAACGTCCAGTAGCTGTCACACTCTGCGTGAGCGTAGCATGTAGGAAACCATCATCCTTTGAGTAGATACCTATGCCATCCACAAACGTAGACAGGTAGCTGCTGATAGCAGAGAAGCGTAGGTAGTCTTGCAGGAATGAAACAGCCTCATCCTTGTTGTGTGTCTTGGCTGTACCAATCAGGAGTGTCAGCTTATCCTTGCTTGCACTGAACCCATTGGCACTGACCCACTTTTTACTAGGTGCAGCGAACCTTAACCCTGCAACCTGTTGTGTCTCATTAAGCTGAAAGCCACGGGTAGCACAGTCCTTACACTTGTTAGGCTTAGCAAACTTAGTGCCATCCTTCTTGGTCTTGTATGTCTTGCCTAGCCCTTCACAGGTGGGGCAGGTGAATGCCTTGGTGCGGTAGATAGGATGACTGTTAGACTTTACTGCTGAGCGGAACTCCGCTGGTGAGTTAGTAAACTCAAACAGTCCAGCCCATTCCTTCTTGTTATTCATACGAACACTAAACACAACCTGAGACATTTGCTCTGGTGAGTTGATATTGATAGGCGTGTCGCCCATTAGTTCACGCACCTTGCTTTGAAGACGGGTCTCTAGCTCTGAACGTTCATCCTCAAACTGCTCACGTACCCTCTCTAGTTCTTCAAGATCCACCCTGATTCCTGACATGTACATTCTGGTGAGGGTCTTACAGGTATTGAAGGTAACATCTCTGACGGTGTGAAGGGACTTGCTTTCTGGGTTGGCATAGTCTGCTTCGATAGAATGGAACAGCTCACTAGTTGTGAGCAGATCAGCCCTAAGATAAAGGCTAAGCTTACTGAGATCAGTCTCATTGGTGTTGATACCTTTCTTGATGCAGGTAGACAGGTAGTCTTCCTTCTGCTCAGCTAGGTCACGGCGTATGGCACATGCAGCCAAGCCTATCGCATCCTTCTGTCCACGTAACAGTAAGTACTCAGCAAGCATGGTGTCATAGATTACACCGTCATAGGTGAAGCCACTCTCCCACAGCCACATCAAGTCATGCCTAGCATTGTGCATGATGAGCAGAGTTGTCATGTCCAGCACACTCTGTATTAAGTCATGACCTTTTCCTGACGTATCCTTAGCTTCATTGTGATCTATGTTTACAATATGTAACTCATCGTGATTGTCAGCATTAACCATGCCAACCTGAGTCAGTGTGTTGGTAGGCTCGAATGGATCATTGAAGATCTTACCGTCCCTCCAAGTAACACTGTTCTCAACGTCTAATACTAGTCTCATGTCTATCCCCTAAGCCGTGTAGATAGAGCGTGATCCATCCAATACACAAGTAATCTTACCCTGATAGCCGTTAAGTTTGTTCTTGGCAAGGTTAAGATAGCGTATTGGATCTTCATCCTGTCCCTCAACATGAGCAGCCTTACCAATAAGAACCATGAGGTCTGCCTCTGCAGCCTTACCTGTCTTGCTGCCCTCCATCATAGACTGATTAGGGTCTGTCCTACCCTCTGCCTCTGCGCTTAACTGTGACATCCATATCACACAACAGTCATACTGCTTGGCAATGTTACGGGCATGGATAGCTGCAGCCTTGAGAGTAATGTCACTGCGTTCACTCTTCATGTCAGAGAACTTGTCACCCATGTCCAGCACTACTACGTCAGGCTTCTCCTGTTTAACAACAGACTCAACCCATGCCATGCCCTTACCTGTGCTTTCCTTGAACATAATGTTCTGACGTACAGGCTCATAGCGCATACGAGCTAGAGACTGGTTCTCACGTACCTCCTTCATTGTCATGTTAGAAGAGGCGCTAACGTAACGTGATGCCACTCGTGTGTAGGCTTCCTCATTACAGAGGATGATACAACGTGCGCCTTGATGAGCAAAGCCACCATCAGCTGCGATAAGAGAGGCATGGAAGGATGTCTTGCCTGTGTTGGGACGTGCGCCTACCACAACAAGGTGACCACCACTGACACCCTCAACCTTACGGGCTAAGGTAGGTATGTTGAATGACCAGCGTGACTCAAGGGCGGTAGCATCTAGGATCGTATCTAGATCATCAGCCTCCCAATCAACACGCAGGTTAGGAGTAAAGTCATTCTTGTATTCCTCAAGCAGCTGACGCAAAGGCTCAAGGCTATTCTCTGTACCATTCACGTAGTCAAAGCCTAGGTTAGCAACCACATCCCCAACGTGCTGCTGGAATAGTTGTGACAGGGTATCCTGTGCTATCTCTTCCTTGATGGGCTCAGCAATCTCAATGCGGCGGAAGAGTGCATCATATGCTGTACGTGTGGCAGTGGTCATGCTCTGGTTCATACGATTGAACACAGCCTGTAAGTCCTGCACATTCATGCTGCCATCATATGTTTCCATTGCACTATCCAGTGCCTGCTTGATCTTGCGTACATCCTTACTAAAGATCTTATCTGGGCAGCGAATGCCCTTGTGTTGATTGTAAAAGTCACGGTCTAGTAACGTTTTAATTAAGGCCAGTTCCATCATTGTCTTTCTCTCCTACACATATACGGTATATAACTTCAAGTGCTACCACAGGCCACATAAGTGCGAACTTAATAGGGCCAGAACTGTCCTCCTCAGGGTCTTCTGGCTCAAGCATATGGTAGATAAGAGGTACTGCTAACACATAAACTGCAAAAGCACCACCTATAAAATACATACCTTCATCAGTCATGTTTGATCTCCAAGTAATATGCCCCTTCCTTACTATGATATGCTGCCATTATGTCTAGCCACTGTAGGTTACTCATGATTATCATTTGATATGATTCCATCTCTGGCTCAAACTGTCTCATAAATACAACACCATCGTCACCTAATATAATCTCAACATCTTCATGCTTATCTTCTTGATCCAGTGTTGTGATGATGGATGCGTCTGACTCAAACTCAACTGTGTACATTCTTATCCTCCGCTGTTACAAGTATGTTAACGTGAGCTACCCTACCATCAACATGGGTGATGACGTAATCTAGGCCAGCCTTAGTAAGTAATAACCTCAGTTGTCCTACAGGTATCATAGCTTAGTCTCCCCTTTCAACTGGTTGATCCGCATCTGGCAATACCGTTGCACCTTCTCCAAGTCTATGATCTCTGACTCAACATCCGTCTTGTCGTCATACAACTTAAACCCTGCACGACTAGCATACTTAATGATGTTGCCACGCCAGAACTCAAAGCCATTGCGCATGATGTAGGTGATAGGCTCTATCTTCCACCTTGCGTAGTGCTCTGGTTCATTGACTATATCTCGATTAAACTTCAACATTATATACCCTTATTGATTAGTGCCCTGACCTTAGCTCGACTACGTTCCTCTGTACTCATAGGCCTTATGTCTGTTTGTTTTACTACGTGGGCGTTGTTGTACCTAAGAAGATATACTTCAGCCTCTCCTTTTGTTTCAAAGATCAAAGGTTTTGAGTCATAAGTAAAAGGGTTCTCTGCTGAGGCATACGCCCACTCACCTTCATCCACCTCAAACTTAACTAAGTATTGATTACTCATCTCTTATCACCTGTTCATACTTGAAGAACAACTGCTCAAACTTCCATTGATACACCTGTTGCAAACCCATTAGTGCGTTCATCATCTCATCTTGCGTAGGGTCACGCTCACCGTCACCTACCTGCCTAAACACTGTCTCAAGATCATTACAGACTGACCAACAGTCCATGATGTGCGGCTCTAGATCATATAGCTTAGTCATCTTTTATCTCCTTGTTATGCTTACGTAATCTCTTGTTGTATGCACGTTTGATCTTCTTTACTTGACCTGCCTTCCATAGGTAAAACTTACGTGCTTTAGTGAGAGCATCATACTCATCACCGCCCTTCATTGGTATACGCTTAGCCATCGTCGTCCTCTCTGCAGTAGTCCATATCCTCTATTGTTAGCACTTGATTATATTCAATTGTGTATCCACAAGCACGAAGAAAGTTTTGAAACTCTTCAAGCACATCATCTAATGTTGATCCGTCTGGCATTTCTATTTCAATCTTTGTTCCATTATCTTGGTGTTGAATAAACTTCATCCTTTATCCTCCATTGTGCTTTTCAATGTAGCCAAGACGTTCTCAAGTTTGATCAACATATCACTACGGACACAAACTATTTGAACTGGGTGGTGTACTCTACCTTCATCAGTTTCTTCAGTAGCATCAAGGAGACTAAACAACTCTTTAATACTATCTTTCAAGTCAGCTAACTTCTTCTCACCAGATAATGCTCTTTCAGCCCACTCTTCTTTTGTAGCGGCTTCAATCCTATAGCTCATTCGTCCATATCCTCTATATCCATTCTATAATATATGGGCAACTTTTGTTTTAAAGCAACAGCCCAATGATAATCGCATGAGCACCAGTGACCTATGGAGTTATCCTCAAACATCACTTCAATTTTGGAGCAACCATCAGGAACTTCTTCTACTGGTTTCCACATATGGTCAGTCATACTTTATCTTCCATGTTCATCATCTCCTACTACTGGAGTGTTAGTAATGGCAAGTATTGCCTCTTAACTAATACTCTGGTGTCATTAGTATATCTTCTAGCTTAGGCATTATGTCTCTCCTTTAATGTAATCCTCACAACCCCCTGAGAAGTCACTCATAGCCACAGGCGCATTGTCAGGGTCGTGGTCCCACCACTTACGGGAGCCTTCACGTTCAGCCTCGCCGAAGAAACGGAAACAACTACTTACTATACAGTCCGAGTTGCAGAAGGTTTTATCTTTGTAACACATCATCAGCTCAACGCCTCCCATGATACAGGAAATAGTCCTAACATAGCTTCACTGATCTGGTCAGCAACTATACGGGTCTCATACTGTGTGTCAGAGGCGCATCGTAGCTTACACATGGCTGCAAAGGCATCTAGGCTACCTGACCAGTACCACTCAGTCATTGTGGATTGTGGTAGGATCATACGAGCTTGCTCAGGTGCTACACCATCGTGGATCATCTGATTGTAGAGGTCTAAGACTTGTTCCATAGTTGTGTCAGTCCACATAGGGGGTTGGCAGACACCTTCTGAACCTTGCTTCTTATCAGCAGACTTACCCCGCCACACATCAGGTGTGTAGAACTCAGGGAGGTTATCGACATAACGACGACTGATCTCATTCCACCGTAGGAACTTATGCTTGACCAGCTGACGTGCAACAAAGACAGGAGCCTTGACGTGAAAGGATGCAAAGGCATGTCCGAATGGTGAAAGGTGCTTATGTTTAGCTAAGTACTTGATTAGATTCTTGTCACCTTTACTCAGGTCATAGGTGCCTTGGATCAAGTCAGTACAGATCAGCTTAGACTTCTTACCGAAGGATACTCTTGCTGAGTTTACGACAGATAAGTCACTACCCATGTGGTCTACGTATGTTGCTTCAATCATCTGTCTTAACTCCAATACATTCTAAGGTCTCTTGTTTATTATTTACTAACACAGAAGCGATACGAAGTTCTGCCATGCACAGTGTTTCACTATTGAATGTACCAAGATGGTGATACCTAACACCCTGCTCTGGCACAGCGTTGAACCATATAAGTAAAAACATTAGTTTCATCTGCACACTTCCTTTAGTTGTTTAATATCATCAGGCACTTTGTATTTTATATCATCACACAACTTCATAGCAACTGATTCGATGCCTGTCCATAGCTCAATCTCTCTGCGGTACTGTAATGTCTTATCCATAGCGTCAGGGTCAAGGGCCATCACTGCCTTACGATATGTTGCCACCTTGTCCATGTGTTTCTTGGATAATGATGTGCCAAGGATAGCCAAGGCAGTTATGTTGGGTACTAATTGTGTCGCAACTATGGCAGAAACGACATCCTCTACAAGTAATACGACATCACCCTTACCTGCTGTGAAGTAATCCGCTGCACCAGTATAGCGATACCACTTGGGTTGTATGCGCTTACCCACTGCACGTCCCACTGCATCAACCAAACGTCCACGATAGTGTATAGGAAACACAACCCGCTCCTGTTTAACATCATACATCAAGCCAGGATAGTCACGAATACCCCAACGCAGAGCGAAGGCTGTGTGCTTCTTATGTTCAAAGGTAGGGGTGACTAGGTAAGCAGGTATCTCCATAGTCTCAGCCTCTTCTACTGCCTTCTCAGGTGGTGGACGCATACGCATGAGGATCTCTGCTGCTGTCATGTCTGTCTCATAGATGCCACCCACCCGACAGCCTAGCTTGTAGCAGTTGTACTTCATCGTGCCACCATCGTTCATGGCTGTGAATGTACCTCTGCCCTTACACTGGGGACAGTTACTACGATAGGTGTCACCATCGTTTAGATTTAGGGCTTCAACGTAACTACGAATGTTCATAACTTAATAATCACCCCACTCATCCTCATCGTCCTCTATTAGATCATCGTGGTCTATGTCAGTAAAGATATTACTAGGGTCTAGTTTAGTAACTTTCTTTAACTCTAAATACTCCGCTTTACTTACCTCTCCAGTGAAGTTACTTGCAGTTTCAAGCCACTCACTGTCTATATAGTAATCAACCGTAGTCCCTTTGATCTCTAGTGTATTTATGTGCCATTGATCATATTCACATTCGTATTTAATAACAATAAAGTCTTCCAGGTGAGGTATGACATGGCTGTCAACTTCTATTTTATTATCATCAAACGCCTTTATTTCTATCACCTTAACTAGGCTAACATCGTCGAGCATGTTTGTACTGTGCTTTGTATTGTACACAGCAGTTAAGGATGTCCTACTGAAAAAGTCTTCGGATTCAAAGTCCTCCTCACGCATTTTCTGTAGAACTTCACACCATAAGCATTTAAGTTTCATCATCATCATTCCCTCTAGCTGCTAGTGCCTTCGATGCACCACTGAATGTGTTGACCATGTAAGGCTTGATGGAAGCCACGTTCTTGTGGCCTGTCACCTGCATGATACCTGCTAAGTCTACCCCACCCTCCATCATCTCTGTCACTGCTGTGCGCCGTAAGTCCATAGCTGTCAGGGTGGTGGGTAGGTTAGCTTCCTTTAGTACGTCATTGATAATACTACTTATTTCTATTTTATCGTAGGGTGAGTAGGCATTGCTGCGTGGTTTAACACGGGGTGCAACATACTCCTGAAACCCAAAGTCTTCCTTTTGCTGGCGCAGCATACTGCACAACCCTGCTGAGATAGGAAGATGTACCTCTGCGTTGCGCTTGTTCTGTGTCATGTCCATGCGGCATTGAGTTAAGTCTAGCTTATCCCACTTGAGAACACGCATGTCTCCAACACGTTGCCCCCAATCATATGCCATATGGACGATCAGACCAATGCTGCGCCAGCGGAAGTCGCCATAAGATGTAGCAAGAAATGTCTGCACTTGATCTCTGCTCCATAGTACACGCCGTGGTTGACCAGACCTGGTTTGTACGAGAGCTACGGGATCGTGCGTCATTACATCATACCTCATAGCATGTTTCCAAGCTACAGATAACACAGACTTGCGGTAGTTCGCAGTACGAACACCAGAGGATGACCAATCCTCGTAAGCTTGTGTGAGGTGACGTACCTTGATACGCTTATGACGATAATCCCCAAGAGCCTTGCCCTCAACTACAGTCTTGCATATCGCAGCAAGATGAGTGTCATAATCTTTCTGAGTGGAGCCTGCCAGACGACCAAATACAGCAGACTTACTGTAGAAACTAATGACTTCCTGTAGTGTGGATGAAGCCTTGGGGATATTCATGTTAGTCTCCTTTTGCGTTAGCGTACCAGAGGTACAGGAATCCTGCTAAGTAAGCAGCTACTACTGCCAGTGGCAGGGCATGCATTAGAATAGCTGTCATACATTAGGTACATTATTATTAGCATAGGACACCTCGTTACCTGCTAATGTCTTGAATGTTACACGGCGTACATTTGGACGCTTGAACAGCCTGATACGAAGTAGGTTTGCTGCCTGAGGGGTGAAGACTGTGGTGACATACTCACCATCAGGCTGGCCTACACTGGCGTATACTTTGATAGCTTTACTAGCAATCATTA